AGCAGCGCGTCGATGTGCGCGCGGTCCACGACGTAGGCACTCATGCCGTCACCGCCTCGGTATTGGGTAGCGGGAACGGATTTCGCGACGCCGCGAAGAGCTGGCTAACCTGCTTACGCTGGTGAAAGAGCTGAATCGCACGCGCCGTTTTCAGGTACTTCTCTTGCGCCCCGCCGCCGCCCCCGAGCAGGAAAGACGACCCCGTAAGCCAATCGCGGAGGCGGATAACGGCAGATTCGCTCTCGTCGGTGATTACACCCCCGTAGAGCCGGTCAACGAACAGCATCAGCTCATGGCGCGGCACGTAGTAATACGCGCAAGCTACCGCCGCCTTGACCGGGGCGGACAGGCCACGCTTCTGAGTCCTGAACAGCCCGCAGGCGAACGCGATTGCGTCCTGATGCTGCTCTTGGAAGACGCGCATCAGAGGCAGGTTGGCCCCGATATTCCTACCGTCCGCCAGCCCGAGAGTCGCCATCGCCTTCGAGACGGCAGCCGCTTGACGGTCGCCGTGAAAGCGGGGAAACGCCACGTCGTCGAGGCCACGCACGCGCCCCGTGTCGGTGACGTTGTAGACGACGGACGGCACGTTGTAGTGGATGTGAAACCGTGTAGCCAAGCCCGTCTCCACGACCATCCAGAGGCGGTGCTTGCCGTCGATGACCTCGCCCCGTACGTCGAGCTTGATGGGCGACTCGTTCGACTCTTCCCACAGACCAGCCCGCCGCATCTCGGCGTAACGGTCCACGAGCGGCTGGCGCACCTTCGCCTGTCGCGGTGATAGCCGCTCCAGCCATGTAGAGGCAATCTCGACGGTCACCAGCAAGTCCTCGTCCCAGCGTCCGGTACCGGGGTTCCTCCAGTTACGGATAGTCATTTACTTGCTCCCCATGTTGAGTGCGTCGATGGCGTCCCAGACGGGGCGCCAGTAGTCGACGACGGCGTATTCGTTGCGGATGCTCGTCAGCTTGTGGCGGACAAGCTCGATGACCTGCGCGTGCTCGTCGGGCGTAGCCCGCTGCGGACGGCGGATTGGCGCGGCCAGCTTCTGGACGACGCGCGGCGTCGCCTCGCCTCGCCGTACCTGCTCGCGTTCCTCCGGGTCGAGCCGGTCGAGCATGGCGCGGGCTTGGGCTTCGTTCTCGGGTTTGGTACCAGTTGGTACCAAAGCGTCGGTCACAAGAGCGGCGTCGATGTGGCGGTTCGCGTGATGCCTGCTCCACCCCCACCGCTCCCGGCAGTACGCCTCAAAGGTGGTGTGGGTCTCGCGGTAGAGGCGACGGTCGCGTATCTCAAGAAGCGCCCGGCCGACCTCGATGAACGTCTGCTGGCCGCGCTCGATGACCCGCTCAAGCTCGGGCAGGCTGAGGGTGCTGGGCGTGGCCCCGTCGAGGATGGCGAGTTCAAGGAAGTCACTCATGTACTCACCGCCTCTCGTGCAGCGTCGTCCACGAGCGCGCGGAGCGTCACCGCGCCCGCGCTCTCCCACCACTCGACGAACGCCTGAGTGGGGAAACGCTTGGTGCGCCCGAGCACGACGCACGGCACGTAGCGCGCCGCCTCGGTCTGCTGGCCGCTACGCATGAGTGCGTCAAACCGTGCGCCCTGCGCGTAGACGGAAGACTCGGAGACGCCCATCACGTGCGCTACCTGCCACGCGGGGACGAACGGCCAGCGGAGCTGGTCTTCCAGCGGGGCGCGCGGGTCGAACGCCGCGCGCCACGCCCGGCGCTCCGCTTCGATGCGGGGGATGGCCATCAGACCACCTCCCCGCGCAGGAACGCGAGGACCTCGTCCACTCGGGTCTTCGGCACGGCCTCGAAGCCGGGCACGCCGATCACCTCGGTGAGGTAGGCGTCGCGCTCCGCGTCGCTCACGCTGTTGGCTGTCTGCTGCGTGTAGAGCATGGCGACCTGCTTACGGGTCGCCGTGGCGGCCTCGGAGCGTGCCTTGGCCTTGGCCGCGACGTCGGCGGCAAGCTCCGACAGGGAGCGCTCGGTGGCCGTTTCCGCCGTCTCGCGATTTTCGCGAATAAGGCCCTCGGATGCCTCAGGGCTGTCCTGACCCTCAAACGGCGTATCAGGCCGTAATACGGCATCCTCGGCGCAAATCCGGCCATCCTCGACGACTTCGCCCTCGCACTCCTCGTCCGGCTGTGTGGGCAGGGCCGCGCCGATGCGCTCGGCCACGCGCTCCGCGACGGACGGCCGCTGCTCGACGGCCGCCGAGGCCACGCGGTCGCCGAACAGCGCGTCCTCTTCGGCCCTGATGGCGGCGTTCAGACGCTCGCTCTCCAGCGGCGCGAACTTGAGCGCCCGGAGGACGGCCGTCTTGCAGCCCATCGCGGCGTAGTCGGTCGCCCACGGGCCCACGGTCTGGCCCTGCCTGTTGTGCGGCCCGAAGCGGTCCCGCACCTCGTCGGCGTCGGCGCGGCGCAGCACCTTCATGATGTGCCCGCCGGACTTCAGCCGGATGACCGCGTAGAACGCCCGGATGTCGGCGTCGCGGTGCTCGGCCTCCATGTCGGGCACGTGCTCGATGTGCGGCGACGAGCCGAGCGTGTAGCGGAAGTGGTCGGCCGCGTACACCGGCTCGGCGGTGATATCCACGACCTCGCCGCTCCGGTAGGCGAGCTGGGCGAGGCCGCGATAGCCGGGCTGGAACTGCGCCTCAAGTGAGCCTAGGTTCTTGTTCCAGCGCGGGATGAGCCAGCCCTCGCCGTTGTAGCCCGGCCGGAGGCCGAGCTGGGCGGCGGTGAGCAGCGCGCCCATGAAGCTCGGCACGGTGCACTTCTCCAGCTCCGGCTGCTTGCGGACCTCGGTCAGCGCGATGCGCATCATCGAGTCCACGCCGATGTGGGCCGGGAGCGCCGTAGCGACCTGCTCGCGGAAGCTGGCGCTGCCGAAAACGGAGAGGACGTTCTGCGGCCGTCGTTCGACGGCCTGCTGTGCGTCGTCGCGCGTGGCGACGGCCTGTGAGTCGGTCATCGTGTCTCCTTGGGAGTACCGAAAACGCGCGTCTCGGTCGTGCGGGAGAACTCGCCCGCGATGGCCGGGTACGCGTCCCGGAGTGCTTTCGTGTCAAGCGTGGTGCGGCGCTGCGTCTTCCAGGTCAGCAGGTAGCCGTCCACGAGCGCCTTCTCGTGCTCGCCCATGAGGGCGCAGAGCTGTTGCTTCGCCGACTCGGCCTCGCGCTTGGCGGAGTCCGCCGTGCCCTTGGCTTCGAGGTACGTCCGGAGCAGCCGCGCCGCCTCGGGGTCGTCCAGCGGTACGGCCGGGTCCGGGAGCGGGTCCCGGTAGAGGTCGCGCAGGACCGCCGCGTCTCCGTCCGAGCCGTTCGGCTGCGGCGGCTGACCGGTCAGAACGTGCCGCTCCCAGAACTCCCGCGCCGCCTCGATGCAGCGGCGCTGGATGCGCCGGTCCGGCCGGGTTGGGATGATGCGGAGCGCCCCGGGGTCGCCTATGTCTGCGGCCCCGTAGGACAGCGGCAGCTCGGTGACGGCCAGATACCACTGCTGCTGGATGTAGTAGGCGTCGGGCAGCTCGCCCGTCTCCTCGTTCCAGTCCCGCCAGCCGTACTTGAACGCCGTCTTGGCCTCCAGAATGGCGACCGGGGTGCGCGGGTGCTCCGTGGTCGCCACCATGCGGTCCACCGACGCTCCCGCCGGGAATCCCCAATCGGTGCGCACGACCGGCCGAGGCCGGTAGGTCACGAGTCCCGGCTTGGCCCGGGCGAACTCGTCCGCGATGAAGTCTTCCAGCGCCAGCCCGCGCCGCATGGCCAGGGAGCTGCCGTCTGTCTCCGGGACGGGGTTCGTCTTCTCGCGCCAGACCTGAAGCGGGCTGGACCAAGGCGAGATTCCGAGGATGGCGGCCACGTCGGTGCCGCCGATGTAGGCCCGGCGGGCTTCTAGGAACGCCCGCCGCTCGCGCTCTTGCGTTGCGGTGCTCATGCCGCCACCGCCTTGCGCGGAGCGCCGTCCATCAAGCGGTCGAACTCGGCGTAAAGGTCGCGGCGC